GTAGCTGCAAGCGGTGCTTGCGCTTCCCGTGTTGGATGGCTTGGGTCTTGGTCATAGTGTTAGAAGATCGGGTTGTCGGTGGTGGTGGCTTTCTCTCTGGTCACCCAGCACTCATCACTCTTGAGCATGAGGTCTGCCTTGACCAGTCTTACCTTGGTAGCAGTGGTGATGCCAGTAGACTCTGCCATCCTGACCTCCTGCATACAGTTGAGCAGAACAGCGAAGATGCTTTCGGCGGTATCACGGAAGTGACGGATGTCACGCCTGTCTGCTACAGCCTCCGTGCAGAGATCAGAGAGAACGGCGCGAGCGTGATCGGGGAGCTTCACGATCCCTGCGGGGATGGCACTGCCCGTGCGCTTGGCTTTGAGCATTTCGACAACGATGGAGTAGATGACTGCTGGTTTCATAGTGGTAGTAGTATAGTTTATTGAGAGAGAGATGCAAGTTCTTTTTTAAGCTTTTTTATTTCGTCCACAAGGTGTTGTGGCAGTTGACAGTTCCCTGCTGACCAGAGAAGTCTGCGAAGGCGTTTCCTTTTTCTTTCGATTTCAGTCATGGTAAGAGTTAGCTGCAACGCTCGATGTGAGCGAGCTTGGCCTTTTCCTGCTCGGTGAGAGGGCGCGGACGAAGAGCCTTGGCACGGCGCTCGATCTCAGCAAGGTATTCAGGGGTGAGGCTGGTGAGCTTGGGCGTGGGCGCGGGGCGCACCACGATGTCGTCATTCCTGTTTTGATTGAACATGAGAGTAGTATAGCAGAGATTGAGAGAAACGCAAGGATTATTTTCAGTTTTTTTACCAGTTGTAATCATTGCTCAGGTGGCGGTCATCGTGCTCGGGGACTATCTCCACGATGTCATCCTCATGGACTGGCATCCCGAAAGGGAACTCTTCGCGGCCTACAATGGCACGGAAGAGAATGTAAACGTGACCCTCTGGGCAGTCGTCTTCGTGAATCTCTGGATCGTGGAGGGTGACCTCTCCAACGTGCTCGACACCTTCGTGCTCGAAGATCACGTTGTCATAGTCTTTAAGGGAGTCCAAGAGGGAGCTGAAGGTGGTGTTTGTCTTAGTCATGAGAGTATTCTAGCAGAGGTGAGCGGAAACGCAAGTTTTATTTTCAGTTTTTTCTCTCTTTTTTCACCCGCTCCTTGGCGGTTCTGATTGCCTCTTCACAC